ACTTTTTCATCAGCATCAAAGACCATTGCGGAGAGTAATTTATAACCGCCAAGATATTCAACTGACTCCTCGCCGTTTTCATCTATAATTTTAACATTTTTAACAGCGAAATCTTCACGGTTAATTATCTGATGATAAATTATCCTGCAAATGGCATCAAAGTCAGGACATTCTGGATTAAAAACCTCTAGTATCCTGTCAGCGAAATGTTCCTTCAGCCATATTTCATCACTTAAAGAAAACTTTCTTAGCTTATAAGTGTTCTTAGTTGTTCTTAATTTGAATGATGTTTCACGCGGAACAATTTGTTCTAATTTCATACGACCTCAAAAGAATCCCGCCCCGAAGGACGGGAAATAGTTACCTAGAAAATTACTTCACGAATTGAAAAAACCTGATTCTTAGCAGAATCGTATGACGCTTTCATAGAGATTTCAAATTCACTGAAAGTATTTTCGTCAAAATTTATTGGCATTCCAATCGCCTTTAGCTTATGTATTACGATCTCGAACATTTTACCGCCTGCTCCACCTGCTTGCTGTGCATAGACTACGGCACCGAATTCTGGATAAGAGTCAGATGACCCACCAAAATCAGCAGAGTAGTATCCAGCGTTAACTGGTCGAACTTCAAAAGAAGCCGTATCACCAACAACAAATGCAATCGTTCCTGATCCGCCCACAATGTCCATTCCATAATTTGGAACAGCTGTACTCGCTCCGCCTGTAACAATTGTCAAAGGACTTGCATTTATAAGCATTGTATCGTCTTCAAAAACAGTGTTTGTTCCGCGGGCAAAATCGATATCTGAAGCTGCGTAAATATTTACTGCCTCAGCACCAGATGCTTCAATAACGTATCGACCAAATTTAAGATTTGCTATTACACTTCCTGCAATAGAATCAATTCCAGTTGCAGCATCAAAAATTGATGTTCCTTTAACATTAGTAAGTGCTGAAACATTTCCTGATAATTCAGTTGTTCCCTCAGTAAGTGATTTACCTAGAAACAATTCAAAAGCCCATGATGGATATTCTCTGCTTTTTAGCACTAGCTCAGCATTGATTGTTCCATCTTCAATTGCGAATGGATACTTTGAACTTCCGCCACGCAATTCCAGTTGCTCCCCAGTTAATACAAACTGTGATCCCGCTAAAACTTTTGCCTCTGTATAGAATTTCCCTGTAGTCCTATTGAACGGTGTAAAACTATGAATTCCGAACAGGTATCGGCTTTGACTTAAACCTGACATAATAACTCCTTTTTTTAATTATAAAACTCAACATACTTAATATTAAAATCAAGCTGTGTTGATATGAACTTTACTTTCTCCGCATTTGTGACACTTATTCCAGCATCACCAACGCACTCAAGATTAAGAACCTTCTGTACGACAGGTTGGTTCGTCTTAAGTAATGAAGCGATTGCAATCATTTCATCCAAAAGAATCTTCTCGGTATCGTGTTTCGAATCGTTTTGAAGATCAGAATCGACAACTCTTTTTGATAAAATAACTGATATGTTTCGTTGAAATGAGTTTCCCCGGCCTCCCATTTCACCTTCATTTGTAGCTGATCCAATTAGAACATCAAATCCATTCCCTAGTATATGGTCAGGATTCATTGCTAAATCTTCACGATTAACAAGCTCTAATTTAGTTGGATATGCTGTTAATATTGCCGACCTGATCGCCGACATGATCTCGCTTACTATACTCATCGGTATAACTCTCCACCTGTAGATGGTACAAGATCAGCCTTTTTTGGAATGGCTGTTCCACTCTTATCAACGACAAGTTTAATTTCATTCAATGTATTAGTATATGTTTTTTTTGCATCATCTCTTTGATCTCTAAAAGCATCACCAAAATGAGTGAATATTAATTCAGCTAAATGATGAACAGCAGGCGGTATTAACTGCCTTCTTTCTAGTATCTGAGATCGATCAATAATTGTTCCTCTTGATCTAAGTTTATTTATGATGTCTCTTGCAACAACAATATGCTGTTCTTTCCAATCAGTCTTGCCTGATCCAAAAGATGCTTTAGATTGTGTAGAATTTAAATCAGGATACATATCATTTAAGTCATCATCATTTGAGAACAGATTTCCAAGCCAGTTAAGAGAGAAATCATTAGTCGATGTGAACGATAGTTTGATCCAATATTTTTGATATATTTTAACAGTTGATAACTCTGCTATGTCCTCAGTATCATCAGGTGACCAGCCCTCATCTTGATCTGGTGTCCATGTAATGAAACCAGCTTGTGTTAGGCCATTCGTTTCATCTATAGTATCGACAACATCTTTAAAAGTAGTTCCATCCCATATTGAAATGGTGTAGCTCATTGCTGTGCTAGCTGCACCTGTAATATCCATGTAGATATGATTAAATGGAAACTCGGAACTGATGTATAAAAAGTCTTCACTATCTACAACTGAGAAATCTATCTTATCAGCATGATAGTTATTAAGCTCTTTTGTCTTGTCTGTTATTGTTCCGTTGTCTGAGAAAAGTATTCTATTAATCATATTTTAATCCTTATTGATTTTTCACGGAATGTTCGTACCACTCGCCGTTAGTTGAAATAACATTACCACTTGTATCAACTGGAATTGTTCTCTGTGCTGTTAATAACTCAGTAAAAACTTTAAATGATTTTGATATGAGAGTATTAATATGCACTAAAAACCTCGATAAAATAGAGGAAGGTTTAACCCTCCCTCTATAAAGTTATTTAATTAAACTTTTTTAACAAGAAAATTGAACGCAATTTTTCCGGTCAATGCATCTGCTGCTTCAAAACCCATAACGATTTTAGAACCAGATGCGACCTTAACAGGCCTTGCTGTGTCCATTCCAGCTACATAATTAAGAACCATTGTTGCTACTGCGGTGTCAGAGATAAACTCTGTTCCGCCATCGCCAATTCCTAAATCCATAACTAATGATCCGCCACTTGTTACAGCAGTTTGAACATCATAATAGAAATCAATAACAACTAGGTCTTCTTTTGCTTCTAAAACATCATAATCAACTGATGCACCACCATCAACACTGAAATCATAAATAACCTGTACCCACTCACTATCATTTGAAAACGTTCCATACACGTCTTTTTTAGCTGCTAAACTCATCGTATAACTCCTTATTTAAATTTAATTTTACCATCAATGAAAACACAAAGCACATGCAAACTCTTTCCCGAATCATAATAGCCAGTAAGAATCTGCTTTGCTGCTCTGATATCATTGTACTTTTTAGCAAGACGAGCAGGATCAGAATCAGACAAGTAGATTAAAGAAGCAATGCCTCCATTTATATTTTCTAACAAGTCGCTTTCATCACCTGGTTGCTCGCCTATTTTCATCATAACCTCAGTACTGATTAAGAATTATAAATCTTAATTATTTTTTTGTCATTGACCTGTCTAGCACCAAGTACGAAATCCACGCTCAATTTATAACCGAACTGACCTAATGCATGGAGGTCTGAGATTTTAAAACGTGGTGTTCCAAAAATCACCTTCATAAAGTCAGCACGAAACGCAAATGCAGTATCAGTTGCAAGTGAATTATCCTCGACAATATTAAAATTCATTCTTGGAAGTACATAACGACCGTTAAGCATAGGCGATATGTTTGTGCCCATCGTATTCGCTGCTGAAAGAGTCGTATCAGAAAGTAGGTCAGAGAAAAAAGAAACATCGGCAAGTAAATACCAAGGCTTCTCGTTGCCCCACTTAGCTGTCGCAGCAAGTTTTCTTGTAGCACTTAAAGCAGTTTCATTGAAATCACTAACACCACTATATAAATGATCTGGTGCTGAAGATGATGGGTTGATCAATGATTTAATATGATCATTCATCTGTTCTCTTACATCAGCTAGCAATGCTTCTCTAATATCAGAATCAGCATTTTCTAATTGTGACATAAGAACTGATAGGTCAGAAAATTCAAAGCCAGATACGCAACGACGATTAACAACAAGATCATTCTGAGTTGTACTCAAAACATTTGTATCAAAAGTGTCAGCATCAACACCAATCGTTTTGATTGTTGAAGTTGGTTTGTTAATTTGACTGATTTTATAAGTGTCTCCACCTTTAACCTTGTCAAGTGTGTAATTAGGATCAGCGAGCAAGCTTCCCCACAATGTGTTTTCTCTTAATTCTTTCAAAAACATAGGTGCCCAAAAGTTTTGAACTAATCCTAAAGTATCGACTACTGATTTACTTGTTTCCATTTTAATTTACTCCTAGTTTTGCCTTCATTGCCGCAACGGCTTGAGGCATGTTTGCCCTCATGTCTTTGAGGGATAAGTTTTTAAAGTTGTCAGAGTTTACTGTTCCACCACTCTTCGCAGCATCACCGGGCAAGTATCGACCTTGCTTAGTATCAACTAGATCAGAGTAGTTTTCCATAAATTCATTAACAACTATATCGACAGACTGCGAATCAATTTCACCTGATTCTGGATCAATGACAATTTTGTCCAATGGAACATGCTTTAAATATTCATTCCTTTTAATCTTACCGGGAAGTTTGTCATAAAAGGCATAAAGCTTATCGGATGCTACCATCGATTGTTGAAGCGTATCATGCTTGGAAAGAACATCGCCGTACTTGTCCTCAAGTTCTTTAATCTTTTGCTCTCGCATTTGGATTATTTTGTCTTTCTCACCTGACTTCAAAAGCTTTGATTCCTCAGCACTCAATTTCTCACTCTCGATAGCCTGCAATCGTTGTTGCATTTCAAGATTCTGCGATTCTATTTCAGTCATTCTTGACTTCGCGTTCTTGTACTGTCCAAGTAATTTTTTGTGTGACTCATAAGAAACCTTGTCTTCGTTCAACTCTTTGTTGTCATTTTCAAGGTCACTAACCTTACCATTCTCGTCTGATGTCCCGCCACTAGCGTTCTGTTCCATTGTATTTTCCTTTGTTTGGGCCGTCAACTTAACGCCCCTTTTATGAACTTGGCGAATTTAATCACTAGTTCTTTGGTTATCTTTTTAATCTGAGCATTAGTAAGAACCATAAATGTACGTCCTTGCTTTGCTTGCCACTTTGCTATCTGAATATTACGATCATTGTCTTCAAGATATATCAGACCTTTTCCCTGCGATACTCCTTTACCTCTAATTGAGTTTAAAAGCTCACCTGTAAATGTTAGATTAGATTTTTTAGGACTCGCAGCACTATGCATCTTTGGCTTTTTAGGTTTAAAGCTTACTTCCTTACCATCTTTAGTTTTGAATTTAACCTGCTTGCCGCCTCTAAACCTTTTGTATGATTCTGATAATGGTTTTAATTTCTTATCAAAGCCACCACTCTTCTCGGCAGTGCCGCCTAGTCGTGTTCTTTTCTTTACGTCATTAGCTGCATTCTTAGCAAGCTTTCCCATTCGCTTTGGTGTTGCAAACTTATCAAGCTTCTTGCGCATCTTATCAACGGCTTTTTCTAATGTGATCATTCAACATCATCCAATGTAGGCTTTATTTTCTTAGCTTTTTCCTCAGCGGCTCTTTTAATAGCTACTAATTCAATCGCTTTTTGGAGAGTGTTTTCATCATCTAAAGGAAATTGATTCAATATCTTTTTTAATTCACTCTTGTTAATATCAAGAAATCGTCTTGCCTTCGCCGCACTCTTTGTCTGTGTTCCATACGTGCCAAGCTGGTTGCCCTCGGCTTTTGCATTGTTTGGATCACCAGCTTTAAAACCAACAACTATCTCACCCCTGGAATCACCAACTTGTTCAATTGAGTTTAACATCGAACCAGATAAAGTTAGATTAACTTTGCCACGTTTGCCAGCAATCTTATAATCAAGACTCTTCTTGTAGCTTTTGCTGTACGGTTTAAAATCGTATAGCTTACCGCTTGCCCTGATTCCAACACCTGATTTAGATCGACTAACTATCTTGTCAATAATCTTATCGGCAATAGCTTCACGCTCAACGGCACTATAACCCTTGGGTATTTTAATCGGTTTTTTTTGCTGGTCTGCCATTTTTTTCCTCAAATAAAGATTCAAAAAATCCTGCACTCATTCGTAAAGGGTTACCTTCCCAGTTTATAAGATAGTCGCCGTCCTCAACTTGAAGCTTACCGCCACCACTATAAATTGCGATTGATTTACCTTTCCTGGTTATCGAATCCTGTGCTGCACCAAGACCCCAGCGTCTATTCAACATTTCCTTTAACCACAGTGGCGGTTCCATTGTTTGACTCATTTTGACCGCTTCCAATTGTATTTTTTTTGCTTGAAACATCATCATACCTCTCCACTAGAGTTGTGTTATCATTTTCAATTTCCAATATTAAAATGTCAATTTGACCATCTGTCATATCTGGATTTAATTCTTTTATAGCTGATTTCTTCGACTTGAGTTGAGCATCCATTTCGGCTTTTAGTCTAGTAATCTTCTCAACCTTTGATTCGATTACTGCCGACTCTTGAAAATCAACCACAACAATTAGCTCATCAGGATTAGAGAATTTACCGATCTTTCTCAACCTGCCAGTATCAACTAAATAGTTATGCATGGTCGCAAGCTTTTTCCAAAACTGTATTTCAAATGGCTTAAAGCATTCTTTCTGTTCATTCATATTTCCAATAGTATCCATCTCAGCAATGATTTGAGAGATGCCATTAGGAAATGTACTAGGTGTTAGTGATCCAACCGTGCCAGGTTTAATATCTCTTGACTCAAGCCACATGGACAATTGTTGTCTAACATTATTCATCTGATTAGCAAGGTCAGGTTCCGGCTTGATAACACCAACTGATGTTGGAGAGTCGGGATCAAGAGCTTTTAAATTCCAGAATGCATTAGGTGATTGTGGCAATTCATCAGCATCAATATTTGTTGTATAAATAATCGGAATAGACAAATAAAGCGATGCAAAGTTTTGGTCTGTTATCAATACCGGGATGTTGACAGTCATTTGATAAGTATCTTTATCAGGATTGGGAATAAGGAAATTCCGACTCATTGATAGATATTCAAAAGGGATAACACCGAAAGGATTTTCACCTTCATTTAATTCCATATCAGGCTTATATAATTGTCCATTATCTGTGAATGCAATGAAAGTATCTTTGCTATAATACCAGAATTTAGAACGATGATTTCCATCATCACATTTCTGCATTCCCATGAACTTGATTATGCCTGTCACTCTCATCGGATCAATCTTATCATCTGAATAGGGAAGGAATAAATTAGATGATACTGATCTAAACTTTAACTTCTCTTCCTTAGCATCCTCATATAGTTCGATTGATGTCCATTTATAATTGTTATAGTTGAAATTAGTATCTGCCATTACTTTATTGATGCCTTGCTTCTCGTAATGTTCAACAAGGTCTTGATCGGTAGTATTAGTTGTTAACCTTTTAGGCGGTGTTGCGTATAGTTTAGAAAGTTTCTTGACAATTTTTGACCAAACATTTATGGGCGCACATCGTTGCATTGCTGCATCAACGTTTTTAGCTGATGATAGCTGCTTGCTCAGAGTCATTCTGATGTGAC